GTCATGGCTGCGGGGCCATATTTTACTCCTGGGACACTGCGAGCTAGGGAAGAGCCCATTCTAATTGCTGTGGTTTTTGTGGCTATACCAGGGGGGCCGACTAGGATTATGTAGAAATTCGGGACGAATTTGAAGAAGCCCATGTCGAAGTAGACTTTTCGACGTAGGACTGCGGCGATTGCGGAGACGCCAGACCAGAAACGAAAGTGCGCTGGGGGCTCTGTTTCGGAGGTGTATTCGAGGAAGGATTTTAGCCAGTCAGTATGGTGTCGAATGGGGGCTCCTTTACGGGATAACTTTTAGGCGTTGGAGGGCATCTGTAGTTAGTGTGAAGGGTCGTTTCCTACGCGAGGCTCCTACCGTATAACAGAACTCGTATAACCGCCCACTGGACAGTCTACTCATGTACTGTAAAGGGCCATGGGCTCCAACGATATGTAGCCATACCTTTCTTGGATTGCCTTGTCTAGGCTGGGTGTACCAAGTTTTATCTCTTGGATGGTACATCAGCTACACTTCCTTTCGGTTCGAGGGCTCCGTAGATGGGGTGAGCGTAGGGGACTTTGCGAGAGTGGAGGGCTTCTACTAGCAGCGATCTTATAGTGAACGGCCCTGCCATCTGGAAAGAGTTATGTCTACAGTTATCCCACCGATGTAGTATGTCATGTACAAACTCACTAAGCTCCCGGTTCTTTCTAACTAGGGGTCCGTCGTATTCGAGCATTTTGGTTTCTCCTTTTTGGGTTCTTCTATCGCATGCCTGCTGAGACCGCCGAACTCCAGCGTAACCTCTATCCATCCAGAGGGTCGAGGAGGTGCGGGTTCAATTACTGTTTCCCAGTCAAGGATGTCCTCGTTGTACACTATTTTTGCCACGGTTCTAACTCTCCCCAAGACTTCTCACTCGTCTTGGCTTCAACTGGTATTGTAAGTGGATCGTCGTATGGTACAGGTATCCGCATGTTCTTGCAGATTTGGGGTACTAGAGCCTTTAGCTCGCCCGTTGGCACTTGGCACACTAGAGAATCGTGTACGGGGAAGAGAACCTGGACCTTGGGTAGGTTACTCTCTATATTAAGCAGGCCCTTCCATAGTACTATTGCAATGGATGATTGGCCTATCCACCCTACTGCTTGGCTTATCAGAGAGTTCTCCATTCGGTCGTAGTAAGATATTTGGTAGCCAAAGACGTTTTGTATAACGCCCTCAGACTTTAGCTTGTTCTCTACTCGAACGTGCCACGCACGAATTCCGGGGTGCTCACTAAAGTATCTTTTCTGGTATTTGTCTGCTTCGTGGACTGTTACTCCGAACTGCTCCGCGCATGTACGAGGGCGGGCTAGGTAGTTCGTGGCGTGGATGAATTCTTTCGCGAAATGGCGGGATGTGAGGATTAGTTTGGAGTTCTCTGTGTGGATGTCAACTCCTTCGCGTAGCATTTGTTTGAAGAGGGAGTCACCAGCTTCCCATACGACTATTTGAAAGTCGGCCCGTTGGAGGTCTACGTCTACGAGGGTGTAGCCGGAGTCGGGTTTGATGAGCTTCCTCATGTTAAGGCGGGATTCGCCGAGTTTGTTCTTCTCGGGATTCCCGTCTGGGATGTTCATTACGTTTAGGCCCCGACCGGATACATCTTGTGATGCGGCCCAACGAAAGGTTACAGTACCGGCAAGGTTGAGGGAAGTGCGGAGACGGTTGTCCTCCCACGGTTCGACGGAGGCAAAGGTACTTCTATAAACCCTAGCAGATCGGAATCTTTGAATGTGGGTAATTATGGGCTTGAGGGCGGGCTCTCGTTTGGTGATAGTTTCTAGAGCGGCTTCGTCTACGCTTTGGTTTCCTTTTCGGGTTACTTCTTTTTGTCGAAGTTGTTCAAAGAATAAGTCCCTTAGTTGCGGGTGGCTGTTTATGTTTATGGAGTAGCCCACGGCTTTGTCTACAAAGGACTGGTCAGCGGCCATTTCTTCTTCCAGTTGGTCCTTGGACCTCTTTGCGGCAGATGGGTTCCAGTTGTAGCCGCGTAACATCATTTTTAGGGCGGGTTGGTAGAGGGAGTTTTGCTCTGCTACTTGGGATTCGAGACCTTTCTCTTTGGCTATGTATTCTTGTACCTCATCTACCCGTTTGGTGGTGAGACAGTCCCGGCAGTTGTAGATCCAGCGGTCTTCGGTAATACCACGCTTCCATTGGCGGTGGTCCGATAGGTATATAGAGGATTGGTAATCTAGTGTGTTGCCTGCCATTATTTTCTTGTCGCCGCCTCCACTAGCATTGGGATAGAGTGTGTGATGGGTTATTATTGTGTCACGAACGACGTTGGGGATAACGCCCCACTCGTTGAAGATGTACTGGGCGTCGTAGAAGAAGTTCTGGCCGATTATGGGGTTTTCGGAGAGGACTTTACGGAGGAGGATAACTAGGTTTTTCTCTTCCCGCTCAGACCAGTAGTGTGTTCTGTTCGCTACGAAAGGGATGCAACACACACGTTCGTCCTCTGTACAGATGCCCATGCACTCAATTACAGTGTTGGGAGTTTTGTGGTCGAGGGTTTCTATATCACACCAGAGAGGTCCGCGAAGAGATTCCAGGAAACACTCTGCGTCCTCGTAGGTGGGCTCAATAAGGAAGTTCTCCTTTCGGGGGACGTAGGACTTCTTGAGGTAGGATACTGCCCGGTTTATGTATTGCTGGTTGTGGAAACGCCAGGAGTATTGGCGGAGGATCGCGGCTGGATGTTGGGCGGCTACGAGGATACAGGTGTGGCCGAGGATGTTTATGGGGATGACTGAGCCCATCCAGGTACCTATGCCTTCGAGGTGTTCGGTTAGAGCCCAGAAGGCAGTGCCACCTAGGGCTAGGATTACCTTGGGCTTGGACTCGTATATGCTAGCTAGCATGGAGTTGTGGTGATCTTTTACGAATGGTAGGACTAGCTTTCCTTGGAATTCCACGAAGCCATCTATGTAGTCAGTTCCTTTCGGCTTCTTTGGTAGGGGTTTTATGTAGTGCTTTATTTCATTGTGCGGCGGGCGGAATCGGCAGACGTTCATGTAGCGTACAGCGTTCGGGTCGAATCCTGCGTTTCGGAGCATTAGGCGAAGGAGAGAGCCTGAGGGGCCTACGAAGTTCTGGCCTTGGGCTTCCTCATCTGCGCCGGGACCTTCACCTAGGACGAGAAGGTCTGCTCGGACTGGGCCGGAGGGTGGGATGTATTTGGGCATTAGGGCAGCGTGTCGGTAAGAGGACTTATCCTCTCTTTTGCGTCAAACTCACGTAGCTGTCTCAGTGTTGATATATCCTCTTTTAGCCTCTCGATTTCTGATATACAATGGAGTAGTTCTTGTGCGTACCAAGTACCTTTTACCATCTCCGCTGACGCCTTCATCTTTGCTAGTTCTTCGTCTGTGATTGGCTTACTCATTTTGGGATTTCCTTTTCTCCTGTTAGAATAGCTCGTGCCTCATCTAGTCCTAATTGATGCCCTACGAGGAAGGCGGTTTTTATGGCGAGGTGGAAGTTATCTATGGCCGCTATGCCCCCGGATGCTTGGATCTCATAATAATCCAAGTGGGACTTAATTAGGTTCTCGTAGAGCGTTGTCTTCTCGAAGTCTTCAAAGGTTGTTTTCATTTGGGCTCCTGAAAATGGCTGAACGTCTTGGCCCTTCGGGCCTACTCCACCTTCACACTAAGTTCCTCAAACTCATAGGGAGTTCCATTTGCTACCTCGGCTAGGAGTTGGGAAGCCTTTAGAATTGCAGCCCTGGTGTCGGTTGCTGAGAGCTTCACGGTTGAGGTTATTGTGAAGGGTTTTAGTTCGAGTTGGGAGTCTACGCTTTTTATAAGGTGGCCTCCTTTAGAGTCCTTACAGGAAATAGCATCGGCTGCGAATAGTACCCCTTGTGCCTCTTTTACAGAGACACCATTGGGAATTTTTATTACGCCTCCAGGGCCGACTTTACTAGCAGATAACATTAACTCGTCTTTTTGCTTTTCCGTCACTCTTCCTCCTTTCGTAGAGTAGCCACCTTCCTGCTCTCTACGCCCTGGACTTTTTCCTTGACCTGTTGTAGCAACAGACCAAACATCCAGTCTCGACCCTCTTGATTACAGCCTATCCACCTTAACAACTTTGGGAATAGGCTTGCCTTGGTACATCTCGTGCTTTATGGTGATTGTGGCTGCTTGGCCGCACAGTTCGGGGATGGTCCAGGGCTCTGAGCTGTTTTGCCCTACGGCTTCACGGAGGGAGCCGAGGTCTGCGTTCATACCTCGGCCGCAATCAATTTCCCCGTCGTGAGTAAGATCGAGGAAGACCCTCTGGTAACATACACTCTTTGGTCGCCCTGTTTCCTCGGCGACTCTGGGGTCATCTATTTCCCAGGGAAAATCTACGGCAACCCATATATTGCCGTCTTTCTTTTCCCCTGAGGTAGGTTTTATACTTGTGTGGTCGGGAGAGATTATCCCAGTGTACTCACCTTCGGGTACTACGATTCGTTCTGTTGACATGGCACTGCTAACAGGTTTGGCTAGCAGGGCATCGGCGTCGAATGGCATTGTGTGGCTCCTTTGTTGGTTTAGAGTTGTGCGTCATCGTCCGGTGGGGACGAGATTTTGGGTCCTAGAGGAGGGAGACCTAGGACTCTTCCCTGGATTACGTAGGTCTCTAACCTTTCTAGTCTATTGTTTGTGATGGCAAAGTCTTCTTGCATCCTAGTGATGCTGTCTGACTGTATGTCTAGTCTCTGTTGGTGAGTTTCTCCAAGGGTTAGATTAGGGGCTACCAAACTTGACTTCTTTTCTTCTTTGGCTAGGTCCTTTAGCTTGGATACTATTTGGTTCTTCACCCACCATTCTTCTCCTGTGGTGGTGAAGAACTCAATCGCGCGTTGTTGGTAGGTCATCTTGTTAGTCTCCCCTTCTTGTTTAATTAACACGTTCCTTACTAGTTTCTTCTACGCACCTTATTGCTACAAGGAAGCCTAAGGCAAAGAATGTTTTGGCGGTGGTGAATGGGGGATACTCGGTTTCGCGGGCTCCAACTACTAGTTCAAGAGCATCGTCACTACTAGACAACGCGCTGAATAGCTTACTTAGATTCTTTTCGTTTATTTTGTTCCCGTTTCTTAGCTCTGAAATGTGTCTTACAATGTCTTCCTTAGTAAAGATCATTGGGTATTCTCCTCTTCTTGGCGTTTCTTCCAGCCGTCGTAGATTGGTTTGAAGGATGGCCTTTGGCCCTTTGACATGGGAAGTAACGAGTGCTTTAGGATGTACTTGTCGTCTAGCGTGCTCCAAAGGAACCTAGTACCTTCGCGTGCCAACTGTCCAGGGCATCCGTTTGATTGCGCCGGTTAGCTCGTCTTGCTCGGAGGCGAGATGGGAGATTAGGACTATGTGACAGGTGATGTCGAGGGCTAGCTTGTCAATGAGCCCCGCGATCGTGTTCATGACTACTTGGTAGTCGGGTTGGGTTAGGGCGGGCTTGTCGCCTACGGCTAGAGTTTGAGTTATCTTGGAGAGCCCGGTTAGGGAGTCTATTACGAGGACTCTATCATGTGTCCAGTCCTCAGAGCAGCCAAACGAGTTACCGCGTTGGTCTACAAAGTTGTTTAGGATTTCCATTAGTTCGTAGAACTGCTTGAAGTCTTGCTTGTTGCCGTCTTTGCTTTGGAGCTGGGAGTTTGAGAGCTTCCTAATTTCCTCCGCCCCCTTTGCCATTTGAACCCAGGTTTTCTTGTACGTGGAGAGGTACGAGTAGTGCATCTTTGGGTGGTTCTCTAGGACGTGTTCGGCTGGTTCGAGAAGGACTACGAATGTGTCGAGGCCGCACTCTTTTGTTAGGGTGTTTAGGGAGAAGGTCTTGCCATCGCCCGGAGCGCCTTGGAGGAGTACACGGAATCCTAGTTTCATGATACTCGTTTCCCTGGCAAGTTCTTTATATCACACATGCTGTTATGTATGATCTTCATTGCCTGGTTGATTGCGCCTGCTTGCTCGTATAGGTGGTTTTCATAGCTCTTAATAAATTCTTCACTTAGATACATAAAAGCAGATGAGAGAGTCCTTAACGCTTGCCATTCGTGGAGCCACTGGAATCCTAGTTTCATTTCAGGTATTTCACCGTCCTTTCTAGTTCTTCTTTATTGGCGTACTCAACTCCTATCCTAATACCTATGTGGAGGAGAGCTTGGCAAGCTGCGGCGGGGTTAATGCCGCCTTGCATGATGGCTAGTTTCTGTAGCTCGCTCCAGGCAAGTAGAGTATCCGACATAGGAGTTCCCCTGAGGTTTCCGCGGCACAAGGGGCAATCCTCTGATAGTTGTTCTAGTATTTCCCTTTGTACCTTGTCTGTTACTTCGATTACGTTTGTCATGGCTAGGATATCTCCAATAGGGAGCGCTTTCGGACTACCTCGCGTTCTCTCTTTAATGGGTCCCATCGAACGATCGCGTACTTGGACTTCTCGACCTCGGGATGCTCTTTCTTGCAAAGCGCACGGTATGGGCAGCCGCCGTAAAGGTTACAGGCGTCCCCGAGGTTTAGGAGCCAGATGTTAAGTTTATACATGTCTACTGCGGCTTGGAGGTGGTACTCCATATTGTAAAGCCACCTCTCAAGCTCCCACTTTCGAGCGTAGTTTATTATTTCGAGATGCTTGTACTCGGTCTTTAGGATTGCGATTGCTCGAACTATGGAGCCTTTTATGGGTACGCCTTGGCCTATTGCGCCGTACATATAACCAGTTAGCTGGGCGCGAAGGTCGAACTGTTTTGGGTAGGAAGGGCCGAGTGCTTCAGTAGTCTTTTCGTCTACTACGAAGGCGACGCTTTTGTATACTCCTATCATGTCGAAGCGGCCTGCGTAGAGGATAGGGTTTCCTGTTGTGGGGTGGGTAATAGAGGTGGGGAAGGCAAAGGTGGCTTCGATGGCGGGACCGCTTGAGAGTTCGTATGGTTGGAGATATCCTAGCCATGACAAACGTAATCGAAGTAACGGACAAGGTACAAAAGGAAATACTAGAACAACTATCAATTGATTGTCCTCTGTGCTACGGAAACCTCAGGGGAACTCCTATGTCGGATGTTCTACTTGCCTGGGGCGAGCTACAGAAACTAGCCATCATGCAAGGCGGCATTAACCCCGCCGCAGCTTGCCAGGCTCTCCTCCATGTAGGTATTAGGATAGGAGTTGAGTACGCCAATAAAGAAGAACTAGAAAGGACGGTAGCCCCCTCATGAAACTCGGCTTTAGAGTACTCCTCCAAGGCGCTCCGGGCGACGGCAAGACCTTCTCCCTAAACACCTTAACAAAAGAGTGCGACCTCAACACATTCGTAGTGCTTCTCGAACCAGCCGAGCACGTCTTAGAGAGCCACCCAAAGATGCACTATTCATACCTCTCCACGTACAAGAAAACCTGGAAACAAATATCAGTAGGAGCCGAAAGGATTAGGAAGCTATCAAACGCACAACTCCAGATCACAGACGGCAACAAGAAAGACTTTCTCCAATTCTATGAGCTGATGGAGATACTAAACAACTTTACAGACCAGCGCGGCGAGTCATTTGGTTGCTCCGAAGAGTGGGGCCACAACAGCGTGCTTGTAATAGATTCGCTAACAGGCCTAACTAAAATAACCCAAACGCTAGCCGTAGGAGATAAGCCATGCCTAACCCAACCCGACTACCAAGTAGTTATGAACACACTCGCCGGGCTAATAGACAAGCTAGCTCTCGATCTAACTTGTCACATAGTCTTAATTGCCCATCTCGCCTCAGAGCGAGACGAGCTAACAGGTGCGATAAAACGAATGCCCTGGACGTTTGGACAAAAGCTAGCTCCCATAATCCCCAAGGACTTCCCCGACTCTGTACTAGCCTACCGAGACGGCACAAAATTCCGCTGGAGCACACTAAATGACAAGTACATACTAAAGCATGCATTACTTCCTATGTCAGCGGACCAAAGACCCTCCTTCAAACCAATCTACGACGGCTGGAAGAAACGCCAAGAAGAAGAGGAGAAACCATGACCGACAAAGAACAGATATGGGGAACAGTGTTCCTCAGCGTATCCACTACTTGGGCCACAATATG